ACTGATAGTTGGTCATTTAACAGGCCAATAGAATACGTCACTAGGCAGAATATATATGACGAAGATACTGGAGAGGTAAAGTATATTCAAGAGACTCCTAGATTTGAGAAGGATAATTATAATCTGAATTATGGAATCAGTATGCAGTTTAATATTCCATTAGGCAAGTCTCCTGCTCTTTGTCATAGAGCAACTGAAGTTAATATAAAAAATCAAGAATTGCTGTACAAAAAATTAGCTATGGAAGTGAGTTTGTATCGTTTAAAAATATGTGCGGAGCAAGCAAAACTTGGAGCTACATTTAAACCTAATACTCCTAGTGCTGTTACCTGTGAAGATATTGTTGTTAATATCCCACCAAATCAAGTTATCCCACATACTCATAAATTAAAGCAGTAGACAAGCACGGGTTTTGACTTGTCTACCTAGACACCCTATCCTTCGCCATGTTGAATAAGGTTTTATTATTTTACAACAAAACAAAAAAAAATAGGTAAGACCTTCTCAACCATCTTACCTATCTTAGCGTGTGCGATAACCCTCCCAGACCAGATGAAGGGATCATATTCAGTATAACAAAAAATCAAAAGAAAGAACTTGCATCAGCCACTACTGTCTCCTCTTTAAATCCTGCTGCTTGGGCAGCCATGTATTTTTCATACTGTTCATACTCTGCTGCTTCAAAGTATTTTTCTCTAAGAGCTTCTTCAGCATCAGCAAAATAAGCATCAAGAGCTTTTCTTACCAGAGAAGAGATAGAAGTACCTGGACCAGCATGGTATTTCAACAATTTATGCTGATGTTTTGTTATCTGAACTGTTAATCGTGATAGATTTTCATTCATCGTTTAAAAGTAATTAAGAACATTGTAGTATCAATTTGATGTCATAGTCATTATTTTATTGGTTGATGGCAACTCAATGAAATCTCTGAAAGGATCTTCTTTAGGAACTTTAAGATACTGAGTATCAAGACCTATCATAAAATTATGGGCTGCTCTAACAACAAGAGCAAAGGCTTCAGCACTGTTCCAATATGATCTTTTGATACTGCTATCACAAGATTTAGTAAAAATAATCTGTGCTGCTCTATCGTGTGGCTTAATATCTCTATCAATACCGTCAATAGGACTTGCCATACCTGTAGTGACAATGTTTAACCAATGCAATGCTCTTTCTTTAGGATTCATTGTATGGTTATACTTTTTGTTTCTTGCGATCTGACCGTTATAAGTCATTTCAGCATAAATTTTTAATGCTGCTCCAAGAAAAAATGATCTAACTCTAGTTGTGTTAGTAGGACAAACTTTACCCATAAGATAAAGAAACTGATTATGTTTTAAATAGGTTTCAGCAACTATGGCATCATGGCATGGTCTGGAATATTGTTCAGTACCAGTTGTGCTATTTATAGCAGCCATAGCGTGTCTTATGGTTGCACAATCTCTTCTGCTAATTCTGACACCACTAACAGTAATACGATCAGACATACACCTAGATTTACCAACATCCATTATTTGTTTAGATTTGCTAGGCATATTTTTGACAACAAGAAATGGTTGAGTCATTCCTGTTTGCACAACAGCAAGTAATCTATGCTGACCATTAACCAGAGTGCCATCTGTATCAAAACAAATGGCAGAATCAGACAAGATAAAACGACTATTTCTCATCTCTTTTTTTAACTCTTCAAGATTATTTCTACTAATCTTGCGGTTATTATCAAAGTTCTTTGTCAGATAAAACTGTGCTTGTTCTGGTGTAATAAATTCAAGAGAGTATTCTATGCCCTCATAAATAGTTGAGAGGGCATTTTGAACTTGGTTGGTCATGCTTGCTCCTGATTAGTTAATTTTTGAAGTATTGTTTCATCATTAGTTCTTTCATATTCTCTAATCATTTCCATGTCTTTTTCAATCTGTTTAATTCTTGCAAAAATAATATTGCCAAGTTTTTTTAGCATTGTGTCATGCTCAACACCTAAAGTATTGATAGAAAGCTCAAAAGAATTTAAAAATTGATGACCTCTAATTGTATATTCATCAACACTATTTCTATTTGATTTAAAAAATAAATGAACTTTATCGTTCAAAATATCATTATCAAAGTAAAATTCATCATTATCTTCAAGATGATGACTTGTTTTGTTTTGCATGGAAAGTTTCATAAAACCTCGTAAATGTTATTGCCTTTATAGTTTATCATTAAAGTGTCATCACTTTGTATATGTTCTCGAACCGTAACAATGTTACTTTTTCTTTTCTTTTTTCTTTGTAAGTTTCTTCACGATATTCTTAATAGCTGGTTTTATTAAGTTGAGAATAAAAGGGCTACTCGCAGCCACAAGGCCAATAATAGCAGTAGAAACAATAGTGCTCGGTTCTGGGATGTATTGATCCACAAAAGGAACGTTCTCATAT